AGCATTGTATTTCTGTTAGTAGAGTAAATATTAACTCCATCATCTAACATTCTTACTTGAGCTGGAGTTAAAAATTCTGAGAACTCATCAAGAATTTCAGATACAGACATATATCTTTCTTCTCGTGCCCAACCAGCGTCTTGAATATTTTGAGTTTCTGGTCCTTTTTCCCACTCAAAGAAAAGAGGATTTACAACTCTAAGTACAGGTTCATTCGCAACAATGCCTGTATAATAAATTTCTTCGCCTACAATAAGTCCATGTTCGAAACCTTCTGAAAACTTAGCTTCAAATCTTTGATCCTCAAATCCATTTTTAATAATAGCTGAGGCATATCTTTCTCTTATATCAGAGTACTTAACATTAGCTTTTGCAGCTTCTTCAAGTGTTGGAAATTGTGGTTCTTCTTCATCTTGAATTCCAGCTTCTTGCTTCATAATAAAAGCTGCAGTCTCAAGTAGAGTTTCTTTCTTCTTTTGGTCCTTATCAGATACACCTTGTCCACTTACAGACATTACTGTAAAATCAAACGGGCGTTCAATTTCATCTCCAACTAGCTTTCGAATTTTTTGGCTTACTACATTCATATGTCGAAGCCTAGCTGGGGTTCCTCCATATTGATCACCTAAATTAAACGGGTCGAGTACATAATTATAATCATCTGTATCTATAATAGAATTCATTAAATCATAATTAATCTGCTTTCTTGCAGTACTACTTCGTCCGTCCCAAGTTATAGATGTAGCTAATCCATCAACTGCATCAACACAAGATTCTCTCCATCTATCATTTTTCTGAGACATTGCGAGTTTTTGTCTCGGCAATTGTGGGTAATCTGCAAAATATCTTTTACTTGTCATCTAAAATGCTTTTGTGTAAAGAATGTATCTAATTCAATTTCTTTCTTTTTCTCTTCAATTTTAACGTAGTGATGATTCATCCTGTTGCAGATCGTAAGTAGGAAGGCAATTACTCTATCAAAGTTACCAATCTCATTGTACATGATTAATTCCTTAAGTAATCCTTTAGAATAAATACGATTCACATTTGTATAACCATCACCAATAGATTCAGTTAGCCAATCTCTAGCATAGACTTCAAGTTCTTCTTTAATAGCTTTCGTCATATGAATTCCATACTGTCGATTCACTGTTGAGTTAGCGGTTGCCTTTAAGATACTAGGTGTGTAGGATAACAAAGATAGAGAATTTTCAGTATCAAAATGAAACTTCAAAGTATTTCTCTCATTCTCATATAGATCAAGTGCATTATAATACATTAATAACCTTCGAACAGTTTCATGATGTTCTTTTGCAGTTTCAGGTCTTCCTGTATATTCTGCAACAATCATATCTCGAAGCCCTCCTTCTCTAAAATCTCCAATCTTATATATAAAAGTTGAACCTAATGATGCAGATTCTTCTGCTCTATCTTGGTCATAAGGGTCAGTACCTGCAACATACATTCCATATGGAATATCACCAGATGGTGGGTGTTCCCATATTTGAACAGCTCCTGGCATATCTTCTCCTTTTTTAACAGGATATGTAGCAGCTCGTAATTCATTTTTAATATCGGGAATAAACTTAACACCACGAGAAGAAGAAGGTGTGAGGGCTAGTGTTCCTAGTTGTCCTTGAATGAAATCAGTACTTGAAGATTCTACAAATTTGAGTTGATCTGATAATTCTTTAATTGGAAATATATTTCCTGAAGTTACAAGAAATGCTTCTGAATGAACTACAGGGTTATTTTGAAGTTCATCATTTAATGGTTTCTTTGATGAAGCTTTAGCTAATTCATCTCTAGTCTCTTGAATAAATGCATTGGCTGCTTCTAAGTTTGTATTTCCTTCTTCATCCTTAAATTGATTAAGTCCGAGTGTATAAGGAACAAAGTACCCAATATTTTTTTCTCCATTACCTTCATAATAATCTGGAAAGGCTAAACAATCCCAAGCTTCAGGATCATAAAATACTTCCATTACAGCTTCAGTAGATCCTCCTTCCATATCACCACCAGTACCAAACATATAAGTAACTCCAAATTGCATGGCTCCATCTGCCGTACACATTCGTAATGGTCCTAGCGCATCTCGTAGATTTCCCATAAATCCAACCTCTTCTAAGATTACAAGTCCAGGTCGTGTACCATTAGCTGCAGTTGGTTTATCTTTAAATGACCTATGGTGAATTTTAGATCTAGATCCAAATTCCTGCCAAGTACCTCCTACTTTTTTATCAAAGGCAGCAATTAATGGATTCTTTCCAGGAGCTAATGTCCCCTTTGTACTTTTGTGTAGCGGAGAAGGATAATACTTGTTTCCAATTTTTACTCCCCCTTCTAAGTTTTCAAGCCCTTGTGTAAACTTAGAAAGTAAATCATCTGAATAGGAAGTATTAATTGCTCCTACTACAGTCTCTGAAGCAAAAGGTTTATCCATTTCCCAGGCTTGTAGGTATTCATCATAATCAGTAGCTCCGTCCATTAAAAAATTATGAGCTATTAACATGCCTGATGCCAAATAAGATTTTCCTGACCCTCTGCAGTTATGCGTTGATACCCAGTCACTTAGCAAAAAAAGATGATCATCTGCATCTACTTCTAAACCTACAAAGTTACCTAACCCAGCCATTTCAATTGAAAATGACTCACTAGTATATGTAGTAGTTTTTTTAGTATACTCTACAGCTTTTCTTGGGATTTTGACTGGAATTTGAAACACATCCCCACCTACAGATACTTCATACAATATTGAGCCAGATTTTGATTTACGTTCTGCAACAGTAGAATAAAATCCTAATGATTGTGCTAAATCAGAATATTGTAATGCTAACTCTTTATTAGGCTCTCCAATACGGTACATATTATGTTGTTGCCACCCATCCCCATCTATTACACCAGCAAGCAATTGTAATCTAGTTTCTCTAGAGCTAGTTAAATATTCTGTAGGTATATATTTTTTCCCCACACCAAAAATATTAGAAGTACCAAAATATATTGTGTAACTACTTTTACGATTTGTTCTTGGTTTATCCTGCAAAATAGGTTTATCTGTGAGTTTAGCTACGTATTCTAAAGGTTCTAAATCACACATTGTAATGCTTGCTTCATCAGTTCTTCCATCACTTAACCATAAACCTAATAGATACGAATCTTTATCTGGCACTGAATCAAAATCTACACCAAAACTTCGATATAATTTATACTTATTCCTAAAAGATGCTTTAGTACTTTGTGCGTATAAATCTTCTGCTCGTACATTTCTATAGTCTACAATGTAATGTCCTTTCTCTTTAATCCCCTCTTTATTTAATTTACCATTAACATAGGTTCGTACTTTTACAGGAACTAAATGATTACCTGTAACTACTTGTGTGTGCCCTCGTTTAGTGGTGATTTTAAACATTTGATTAGCACCAGTGACTTTAGATATAACTTTAGTAGGAGCTGATAACCCCATAAGTTCTTCTCCGACCTGAACATCTTTAATCATTTTTCGAGTAAAATCAGCCATTAGTACTATTTGACTTTCTTCTAAACACTCGATATCACATACATTTTTTGCTTCGTTTTGAAAAAGGGGTTTACCTAGTGAATTTTTATGCAATCTTCTTAAATACTCTCTAGCCTCTATATAAGCTTTAAGTTTACCAGAAGAAGAAAAAACTTCGGGTGGGAATTCTTTATATTCAGGGTAGTCAGCTAACTTTTCCCTTTCCTTAAATTTTTCATGTTTAGTAATTAATTTTTTTAAAGGGCGATAACAAGTTTCCTTTTCATCCTCCTTAAATCCAGAAAAGCCTTTAGCTTCCATATACACATAAGCCTTATCCCATTCTATATCTCTGAGATAAGGCTTTGCTAACGATTTCACCTTAGAGTGTTTGCTTTTATTTAGAAGTATATGCCAAAAGTTTACATAAAAATATAAGGGACCAGGCATCCATTTTCCTCCAACCCAATATCCTTCTATACATCGTCTTTTGTGGGTTCTCCAAAAATTAAAATACTCAGTAGTATCTGGAATTAAATTTGGAATTTCTTTAAGTATAAAATTATTTCTTGATATCATTCCTTTTATTCTTTAGCCATTCTTTTCTCCCTTCTTTTACTACAAATCTTCCTAAAGATTGAAAATATACAGGAGCTAATGAACCCTCAACTATATGATCTTGAACACATTTATAAGCATCTTTTACCATCTCACGAACTTTAGTTTCTGTAAGTTGATCAGCAAAATGTGGGTACTCTTTAAGTATTTGATCATATACTTCTTTGCATATCGTATTAAACTCTTTTTCGTAAATCATAGTTTACCTAAATCTGATGCAGACTCTTCAGCATTTCCTCTTGTCGTACCTCCTGAACCTTCAGCTAATAATTGTTCCTGTATCTTAAAATACATTTCCCAAAGTTTTGAGCTACTAGATAACATCTTATCTAGGATTTCAACATTTGACCCAACAAGTCTACCATTATTATCTGTTTGCCCAATTATATAAGATGTTTCATTTAGAATTTCATCTCTCTCTTTTAGTTTTTTCTCCCACTGTTTAAGAGATCTAAGTGCAGGAGTAAGTTTATATTTTTCATACTCTTCTCTATATATAGAGAGCCTGGCTTCATTCTCATACCACCAATTATCATCTCCAGTTAAATCTCTAGATAGAGATCTACATTGTCCAAGCGCACTTTCAGGATTTTCTTCTAAATTACTATATGGGGACTCTGGTTCCCAAAAAGCAACAATCGCCCACATATCTGTAGACGATTTGTATTTAGCTTTAGACCTATCATTTTTATATAGCTCAGCATAAATACTAAGAGATTTAAATTTTGGATACATTTTCCAAAAATTTGACTGAGGATCAAATACTGGTAAATCTTTCATCAACTTTAAACTTAAATGAGATTTCTTCTCTTGGTATCAACCAAGGATTTATAACATACTTTCCATCAACATACTTGATAGCGTCTTTTTTCTTTAATGACATTAGATAATTATTAAAATTATGTTGTGTCATTTTCTTTCCAGTATTTAATAATCTTTTTCTGATTTCCTGCCTTCCTTCTGGTGAGAAGACTAATTCTTCATTTTTTGTTTTATAAATATCCCAAACTATTTCACTTAGTACAAGTAACTCAGTATCAGTTAGTCTAAGCAGTCCAGACATCAATGTAACATATAATCTACTAAACGTCTTTTGTAGGGGAACTCGAAGATTCATTGTGTTTTCCATCTAGCTTCCTTTTGTATCCACAATTACAAACAGTATAACCATCATAGACTTTATGATGGTTACCTGTTCTACATTTATTGCAATGCCACCACCCTAGTATCAAGCTACTTTTTCTTTGTGGATTGAACATATTTTAAAATACGGTACAATAACATATACCTTACCTTCTACAACAATTTCAGTCATAACTGTTTGCCCAAACAAACTTACTTCATCTCCTAACTCAAGCCCATCTTCGTTATCTACAAGATTCATTGCTAACCCAGCAACTGTATAAGTTCTATTTTCTTTTTCCTTCTCTTTTTCTTCTTTTTCAACTGCGTCCCCCTTATATAAGGATTGTCCAGTTTCAATCTTGGACTTTTTTTCTTTTTTAGCATGAGGGGATCCTAAAATTTCAAGATCCTCATCTGTTAAAATTAAAGCAATATGATTAGTCATTGGGCGAAACCCATTAACATCAAATCCTGTCTTCTTTAGTTTTTCCATTTTCTGTATGTTTATTAAGTTCTTTTACTATTTGTTCCTGAGTAATAGGTTTATTCTCTTCGACTACTTCTACAATTTTCTTTGGTTCTTCTTCTATAGTTGTAGTATAATCTTCAAAATTACCATGAATTTTATACTTACTTGGTGTGAATACAATTTTACTACCCACTGTTGAAGTTTCAAACTCAAAGATATCAAGTACAACCTGGTCATCTGGTAAAGCTATGCGAATTGATCGAGTTAATACATCTTTACTAAGAAAAATGTCATCTTCAATCTCATCAACTAATTCCTTTAAGTTCTTCATTTAACTCTTTTTTACGTCTTTTCTTATTGTAAGGAGAAGGAATCACAAAGGGCATTGTGCCTTGTTGTGCTACTGTCGATAAAGGTGGAACTACCATCATCATTCCATTAGGGATATGTTCCCATTTATTATTCTTCCCTTTTCTGTTTTCTCTTAAGCGTTTTCCTTTTCCCATTATTCTACTTGTTTATTATGAGTTAATTCTTGTGGATTACATTTTACAACAACTCCTGGACCAAATATTACATACAAAACTGTTGTACAGCCATCTTGATCAAAAGTAACTCCAATATCTGTAATTACTCCTTCATCTTTTGAACTGCGGTGCCAAACTATTTCTCCAACATTAAAACCAATATAATTAACAAGGCGTTGTCCAAATTCTTCAATTTCTTTTCGTGTCATATTTTATAAGATTATACTCAAATATAGCAAATTGTGTTATAGGAAAGGGGAATATTACTAAAAATTTATAAAATAGTGGTATAGAAAAATAAATTAATTATTGCTATTGAATCTAAATTTATATATTCTTGTAAAAGAAAAGCCCACGCATATAAGGAAGAAAACCTGCGTGGGCACAAAGAAGAGATAGGAATACCTCTAATATCACACTAATTTTTTATTAAATCAATAAATTTACGGTAAAAATAAAAAAAGCTCTCATTTCTGAGAGCTTCTTCATCTACAATTACCTATAAACATTGCTTAATAAAAACAACCACCTTTACTAAGTTCTACTTCTACAATATACAATTAGTTTTTAATATTTTCATATATTTTTTTAAATAATTGAATCTGCATCAAAATCTTCAAAAGGAACTTCTTTATTTCCAGAAGATCCTTGTGAATCCATTCCTAAAATATTAGGCATTGAAAATTGTTGTATCATTTTAGAAGATGAATTACAAGAGCAAATTTGATTATCTCTTTCGTTTATTTTACAAGTTCTCTCTTCTATTAGATCACACTTAGTACATTTAAAATCATATCTTGGCATAACTATATAAATAAATTTTCTTCGAATACCGCTTCTATATCATAATCAAAATCTCCTTCATCTGGAATCATATAGTATTCAGACGTTTTTTCACAATCTGTAATAAACTCTTTCATTTCAATACCTATAATCTGCTCTTTCTTGTTTTCAAGATACCAACATCTTCTAGTGTGGTATACAAGCAAATCACTATTTTTAACCTGCACCCATGTTTTAAATTCCACCCCATCCTCATGAGCAATTGTCTGTATAGATGGGAATATAGGCACTTCTGTATTTCTTTTTATCTTCCTTAGTTCATCCTTGTTCATAACCTATCATCTTTAAGATTCTCTTCAACTCGCTTTTGTTTTTGCATTTCCCTGAGAATAATGTTTCTTCTTCACAAGCAGAAGCTATATAACCCTCAATTTTTACAGTTCTATGTTCTTCATCTAACTGAATTTTTAGAGTCTTACACCAGAATGAATTTGTGTCTGGTAAATCAAATTGGCATTCCATTTCAAAGAAAGACCTTAGAGCCTTACCTTTAAACTCAAACCCCAAGCTCTCTATATCTTCTCTGTCGAGGTGTTTAACTCTTATACAAGACGTATGATTGTTTAGAACTCCTCTGACAAAGTAGAACTCTGTTTCAAACACTTCCTTTTTCCACTCTTCTCCATTTCTAAACGGCACAAGTTTTCTTCCTTCTTCCTTAGCTGAAATCTCATACTCAAAACCAACGTGAAACTCTTCTATACTTGGTGTGTAGTATTTATTTTCCATAATTATTAAGTGCTTTTACTATTTCATTACATGATATACATTTAGGATTACCGCAAATCCCTAAATCAAACTCTGTTCTTTTTACAGCACCCTGAGTAATACACTTTTGATATACAACAAACTTAGGTTCTCCAAAGTCTAATTCTGATATAAACTCTCTTAAGTCTTTCTCAGTGAGGCTTCCTGTTTGTTTATATAATTTACGGCTAAAGTTGTCATCCCTTAGTTGGTTTTTTGGCTTTCCCATCTGTTATTAATTCTAATATTTTATCAAATTCTTCTTGTGTTGGTACTTTATAATCTAAAGCTTGTGCTGACGCTTCGTACATCATTTTCAATACTTTCTTTTTTCGCTTCTTTAGTTTTCTAGGCAACTTCATTATTTATTAGTTTTAATAATCTCTAATTAAAGTGTATTTACCACCAAGCTCATCTTTATTACCATTAACTATAGCTTTCAAATAATCAAAAGAATCTGAATCGAAATACATACTTTCCTCATTCCATTCTTCACCACTATAAACTTGCCTAATTAATGCTTTGCTTTCGTGCTTTGTATTACTACATAAAAATAATCTTGTTTTAGAACCATACCCAGACTCATCACGGTATTCATAAGCTTCAACAATACCATCTCTACAATCTAAGTAAGTATTAACTTCAGATTCTTTTGCTTTATCCTTATCAAGATATATTTTATCCCATCTTTCTAATTTTGTTAATTTCATACTTTCTCAAATAATTCGTTAAACTTATCTTCGTTAAATACTGGTAGCCCAAAACTCATTAACCAAACTTCTTTATGTTCTGGGTGGTAGGAGTGGATAATAACTTCGGCTCCAGATTCTTTATGTTTGTACTTATCTCCTTGTTTCATATCCATCCATTATTACTTATTTAATTCCAATATTTCTTTAACTGCCAATCTAGTTATCTGTTCTACATTGGTAAGAACCTTACTATAAAGTGTAATCGCTACATGAATTTGGTCCCGTTGTTTAAGTTGAACTTCTGTAGCTTTTTGCCAATCTTCAACTTTTAATGCAGCTCTAATAAAATTAGAAACTCGTTTAATAATGTCTGGAAAAGTTTTATGATTCCTATGCCTTATAAAAATTGCACTACTCATTTGTTTATATGAGTCCCCCGAATCGTTTCTATATTTAATCAAATTATCAAAAAGCCACTCATATACTTCTACCTTTAATTTAGGGTTTATTCCTAAAGCTATATCAATGAATAAAAGTGGGTGAACCCAGGTATGAGCTCCTCTACCTCTTCCTCTTACAATAACTTGATTATATTTTTTCTCAAGTTCCTCAATAAATTCAAGAGTACCCTTAGAAGAAAGGAATGAGTGGAGATTGAAAGGAGATAGTCCATTTATCATTCTCCATTTGTTACCGACCTTAGCTAGATCAGTTGCAGAGAAAAATTGGGTCTTACTATTCTGCTGAATAGTCTCCCCAAAAATCTCTCTCTGCATTAATACTGGTGTTTTCATAAAGTATCAAGATTTTACGTAGAATAAATTAGTTATATAAAAATATAAAAAATTACGTAAAATCTCAATAGTTTATAGACTTCTTTTCTGGAGAATCTTTTCTGTGATTAACTTGTTAAAATTAACCATTCCATCTAAATCCTTTTTTCTAAGATTAGTCTCTTTATGAAATTCAAAGGTCATAAATCCAAGAGGATATCCGTCATCATCTACCATTAAGAGAAAAACTACACTCTTTACTCCCATTTGAAATACTTCTTCTTGTTTATATGGATCAGGATTGTATTCATTTGGACTCTTATAATAAATCACATGTTCATTTAATATCTTCTCCCACATATCCATAAACAGCGCAAGTGGATATCCCTGTATAAGATCCTTTTTCCTTGGGTGTCCATCTTTCCTTACTTCATACGTTCTAGAAAATTTAATCTTATGTGACTGCGTAATTACCTTAACACCATTCTCAAAAATATTGGTACTAATATAATCAGCCTGAAACACATCAAGCTTTCTTCTCATATGGTCCTCTACCTCT